TCGATATCCGTGACCCGTACCTGGCCTGCCCCTACATCATTAGGGTTGCATGATGGCAGGGCCCGCGACTCGAGACGACGCCCTCCAGGGAGGCCGGGGCGGTCAGTACGTCACCGTCCCCGCGTTCGCCGCCCTGGGCCACTCGACCCCGGCGAACTCGCGCACCGCGCCCGGCTCCACCATCGTCTACTCCCCGAAGGGCTGGCGCTGGGAGGAGGCCGGTGACGACTACTCCAAGGCAGTCTCCAAGCTCACTGCCGCGACCATGGAGTCGGCTGTCCGCCGCGTCAAGTCCTCCATGGGCGAGGTCTACTACATCCGAGGCACCTCCGACACTCGGCCGCCGTTCGACGGCACAGCCGCCGGAGACACGTGCCGAGTCCAGGACGCCCAGACCCTAGACATCGTTGCGGAGTGGCGCTGGGACGGTTCCTCCTGGGAGCGCATGCGCGTCACGAGCGAACAGATCAGCAACCTCGACGTGGGGAAGCTGACAGCGGGCTCGGCCAACATCGCCGAGGTCACGGCAAGGAAGATCGCCTCCGACGTCGGCCGCTTCCTTGAGATCACCACGGACCAGCTCACCGTGACCGGGAACGCCTCCTTCGTGAACGCGACCGCCCACCACGTGTGGACGGAGATTGTCACCGCCGGGCAGGGCGAGTTCGAGAAGATCACGGCCGGCATGCTGGAGGCCAACTCGGTCAGCGCCTCCAACATTCAGGTCGGAGCGCTCGACGGCAAGGTCATCACCGGCGCCACGATCCAGACCGAGCGGGCCAGTAACCGCGGGCTGAAACTGTCATCCGACGGTCTTCAGGTCTACTCCCCCCGGGGGTGGAAGTCCCTGGACATCAATGCCCGCACGGGTGAAATCACCATCAACGGCAGTCTCGGACGCCAAGACTCGTGGTCGAAGGTCTGGTTCAACGACATCGTGTGGGCGCGGACCGGAACCGACATCGCTCAGTCTGGGGCGAAGATTGGCTGCGGCCTGGCGTTCAACTCACTGGAGGATGACTGGGATGATGGCGCACTCTTCATTCAGAAGGACGCCAATACTGGCGAGCCATCGATCACTCTTCAGTCGGCCGCCAGGAGGGGCGCCGAAGCCAGGCCGTCCCTCATTCTGGGCACTCAGCAGGTGTCGATCACTGCTGGACCTAATGGCAACTGGGGGTCGCTGGCTATCAGCAAGTACGGCTTCTCATCCAAAATCAACGCCGCGTCATTCACCTTCAATGATTCCGGTATCTCCTACCGGAAGACAAACGACAACAACTTCGCCTACTTAGGCTTGGGGAGGGACTTCCTCAGCTTCGCCACGCTGGGGAACAAGAACACCGGAATGTGGGCGACCTCCAATGGATTGGAGGTCGCTTGGAGACTCAACCCCCACATCTACCTGGATAACTCCGGCATCCAGATGACTGGCAACAAGAAGTTCATCATGCCGGTCCCGAGGCTGACCAAGGAGAGGGGCATGTGGCTGTCTCACTCCTGTACCGAGTCCCCCTACGACGGCATCGAGTACTGGGAGAACCTCACGCTCGACGAGGGCGGTCACGCCTCATGGGCGCTCCCGGACTATGTGCCTCGGATCGCCTCGCCCAAGGCTCCCTGGGTCGTCTTCGCCTCGGGCACCGCCTCCGCGGCGCTGGACAGGTCCAATCCCGACGAGTGGGTGGTCCGCATCTCCGGCGATCCTGGCGCAGCCGTGGACGTCCTGGTCAAGGGCGCCCGCATGGTCGATTTTGGAGACGTGGACGCAGCCGGCGAGCCGGTACTCCAGGACCACTCCAGGATGTCCCGATGGAGTCTGCCACCAGACCTCAACGGAGGCGGGGCCCCTGGCGAGGGCGATTCGGCCTCAGAGAACGACATGACTCTGCCTGGCACGTACTATGGCCCTGCCACTAAACCCACAGATTGGAGCAACACCGATGGAACCTCAGACCAACCAGGTTGACGCGCTCGCCGTGATTGACGCGCTGACGCTGGAGATTGCCGCCCTGACCCGCAGGGCAGTGGTGGCTGAGCAGAGAATCGTGGCCCTGGAGGCCGAGAAGGCTGGAAATAAGGAGCAGAAGTGACAGTAGGAAGTGTGGCGGCGCGCATCGCCCGCCGAATCTGCGACCAGGAGAACGTCGGGTACAGCCAGCCCGATCGCCGTACCTGGTACGCGAACGCTGACTGGCAGGGGCACGTGTCCTCGCCTCAGAATGCTGACTGCTCAAGCCTCGTGTGCGGGGCGATCTGCTACGGCATCCACGACACCTACGGGGCGGCCTGGGGTCACGCCGCCCTGCCCGAGATCAATGACCACTGGACGGGCAATATGCGGCAGGGCCTGGAGGCTCGCGGCTTCAATGAGGTCCCGTGGAACGACTCTGACCTCACCCCGGCCGGCGGGTTCCGTGTCGGTGACGTGATCCTCTCCGCCGCGAACGAGGGCGGCAGGGGGCATGTGGTCATCGCCGTCGAGGATGGAGGTGACCCTCTCGTCTCTGAGGCGTGGATCGCCGAGGACGGGTCGATCGATGGCTACCTGGGCGACTCCACCGGCCAGGAGACGCGCACCGTCCGCTACTCCGGCCACCCCCACACCCAGGCCGGGGCGTGGACCAGCTGCCACCGCTTCGACGAGGGGAAGTTCCTGTCGCAGTGGCCCGAATTCCGTAAGGGGCGGGCCGCTCAGGCTGCGCCTGCGGCCGCCACTACCGCCGCGCCGGCCGCTCCGCAGCACGCGCACGGCATCGACATCTCCAGCCACCAGGCGGGCCTGAACGTGGCCGGGCTGTGGGCCGACTTCGTGATCGTGAAAGCGACCGAAGACAATGACTATGTGAACCCGTACATGGTCTCGCAGGCCAACTCCACGCTGGGGGCCTCGAAGCGGCTCGGGTTCTACCACTTCGCCCGCCCTGGGGATGCTGCGGAGCAGGCCCGCTACTTCGTGTCCGCCGTCGGCTCGTTCCGAGGCAAGGCGACTCTCTGGCTCGACTGGGAGGCGAATGCCGTCGAGCAGGGGCCGGGATGGGCGAAGACCTTCCTCGACACGGTGCGCTCCCTGACGGGCTCCACGCCGGGCATCTACATGAACGGCTCGGCCCTGAACGGCTACGACTGGTCCTCGGTCGCCTCCCAGTACCCGCTCTGGTACGCGGGCGGACCCGACTACTCGGACTACGGGTCCTCCTACTCGGACCCCGCCGTACCGAACGTCTCCTACTGGGGCGCTCCGCTCATCCACCAGTACACCGAGGATGGCCGCCTGCCCGGCTACAACGGCACTCTCGACCTGAACAGGCTGCGCGACCGTGCTGCGTGGGATCGGATGATCGGGGGCGGGGCGCCGGCCACCGTCTCTGCCTCCGCGTCCGGAGAGGCTCAGCTCGCCGTCGATGGGGAGTACGGGGCCGCCACCGTCGGCCGTCTGAAGTCGGTCATGGGCGCCGTCGGCTACGAGGAGGTCTTCGCCGTTGCCAACCTGCGCCGGTTCCTGAACAAGGCCGTGCCCGCGTCCTCGATCCATCAGCTGACCGGCATGTACCGGCTGCCTGAGGATCGCGGGTGGGACTCAGACATGGTGAAGGTCTTCCAGTACCTCGTGCTGGCCTGGAACAAGCCGGGCGTGCCGGCGGGCTGGTCCTTCGGGGACTGGGTAGACGGGGACTTCGGCGAGGCCACGATCGCGGCGCTCCAGATGGCGCTGAACGCCTCCAAGACCAACAGCTTCCGGCTGTGGTGAGGTCGTGACATCGGTGTGACCTATTGAAGGCTCACAGACTCATAGGGATACACTAAGGGCGGGGACTCAGCCGGGTCCCCGCCCTTGCCTATGGAAGGAGCACATGTGAAGTACGCAACCTCGACGTTCTGGGAGGGTCTCGCCGAGCGAGCCATCTCCACCTTCTCGCAGTCCCTCGTCGGCGCCTTCGGTGTCGGTACCTCGATCTTCGGTCTGGACTGGAAGGGCGCTCTCGGCATCGCCGGGGCCGCCACCATCGCCTCGGTCCTGAAGTCGTTCTCCCTTCCTGAGGAGACCGACCGCGCCGTGGCCGCCTCCGAGCTGGACGCCTACACCCCGCGCCACGCCTCCGGCCAGACTGGTTTGGCGGGCTGAGGTAGCCATGCTCGCCGCAGAGTCGTCCCCGTCACCGATCGTCGCAGTGCTGACCTCGCCG